CTGCTTATAAAACGAAATGTAGAAATTGGTTCTCCTATATTTAACATTTTTTTAACAAAATTCATAGAAATGTTTCGCTCTTCTATGTTGACATTATTATTTATATTTTCTTGTTCATATAATTCAAAAATGTAACGATGTGTTCCGGTTTTTGGTGGCGGAGCAGGCCCAGTATATAACAGCACGTCTTCTCCATTTTTAACATCATTAATTATATTTGTTACTATCCAATGAAACCGATTGCCATATACTGAGTCCGGATCATACATCAGTAGCGTATACAATTTGTTATTTTCAAAAGAGAATTTAATCTGAGGTTTAATTTGCGTTTCACTCGGTTTTAGAAATGCGTTATTATTTACAAATTTACTATTGTAGAATATCTCCATTTATAATATACCACAGTAAATAAAATACTTATAATAATAATTTTTTAGTAATATATTAATATATATATAAATGGCCAAACAATTCCATTCAAGAAGTCGATTAACTCGTAAGGCGCGACGTGGAGGGGATAGCTCGTCATTGGAAGCTCACACAAGTGAAGCCAGAATTTTTTCACGACCGACGAGTGCTAAGAGCAAGACTAAGTCCAAGACTAAGTCCAAGTCTGCAAGCAAGAGCAAGAGTAAGTCGGCAAGTAAGAGTAAGAGTAAAAGCAAGTCTAAGAGCGCGGAAGAGTACGTGATTGACACATGCCCTATCTGCTTTGAACATCTATCCACAAACCCCATTGTTACAACCAAATGCAGCCACACTTTCCACGAGGAATGCCTAATTGGGTGGTGCAGTGCGCAACGTGATAACAAAACATGCCCCGTGTGCCGCCGGGACATTAAAGACACTTGCGACGCTATAGGACCATTTAATAGTAAGCAGATATTCCAATACATTGAGGATAGATGGTCGCCACGTCGTGCTGCTAATGATGAAATGGCCGCTCTCTTGATAGCCAATCCAAAATTTGACCCCAATGTGAGCGCATCATACCAAGACTCACCTGGGAAATTTTCATTATTCTGGCATCTTGCGCGCGACGATAACTGGGAGCTACTAAAGAAGTTGCTTGCTCGTCCAGACCTTGTAATCCCCGCTTCTGACGCAGCCGATTTTGCCGGGCATAACCGCGTTCGTAAACTTCTTATAGAATACAAGAAAGTCCCCAAGGCGCTGAAAAAGCTGTGGATGTAATCTGTGTCCTATATTTATATGTTTGACTATTTTTAGTATAACCAGGTGCACTCCATGTAGCTACGCCCCACCGTAGATATAACACATTTATTATTTTCCATTTGTTAAATAATAAAAATTTATATATTCAAATTATATAAGCAATGAATCCTTTAGCCAAGTTAAAAGAAAAGTTGATGGTAAAACCTAATGTTGCAGATAGAGAACGAGTTGCTGTTATTATAAAAGGGACCAAGAAACTACAAAAACCGGTGAATGTGAATCCACAGGAGGCTACAAAGGCTGCCCCTTTAATTGTAGATGAAACACAAACAGGCTTTAATCGCGACGATCTTTTCAAGAAGCTGGCCGAAAATAAAAAACTTTCTGTCACGGTAAAACGAGTTGTTAAGGATTCTGAAGAGCGGATGGTTGTCCCGATGCCTGCTACTGCTGCCAAGAAGATAAAAAAATTAGAGACTAAAAAGAGACTCATCATTGAAGAGGATGGTGATGAGGACCTTGAAGCCGTTAATCCGCCTGCTCCAAACGAAGAGGAGGCCGCTCTTGTATTGAAGCCAAAACCCGGTGCAGAGGAGGAAGTGGAGGAGGTTATTAAAATTACCGCACCCAAAAAGAAGACACGAATTACGAATAAGATTGAAAAGGGGGTCACCGTGCTGGGGCCAGAAACACTTGTTGAAATAGGAGAAACCTCGCTTGCAGACCGTTTGCCGCGCCCATCGCCTCCAGTATTAATCAAGGCATCAAGCTACTATATGAATAATCGTGAGATTTTCGTTAACTTTATCAATTCTCTCTTTGAACCATATCGCAAAGAGCTCGCCGAAAATAAGGACGCTATTTCATGTGACACCATTGGGCAAACGGGCACTGATTTCTCTCTATTAACCCACCAGAAGATTGTCCGTGATTATATGAACCTCTATACTCCTTATCGCGGACTGCTCTTATACCACGGTCTTGGTTCCGGAAAAACGTGCACATCTATTGCAATAGCAGAGGGCATGAAAAGCGCAAAGCGCGTCATTATTCTGACACCAGCATCATTACGTGCGAATTATGTTGAAGAGCTGAAAAAATGCGGCGACTTACTCTATAAGAGGAATCAATTCTGGGAGTGGATCAACACGGAGAATAATTTGCCGCTCCAAAAAACCATTTCTGCGCTGTTAAATTTGCCAGAAGATTTCATTATAAAAAACGGCGGCGCGTTCTTCGTTAACGTGAAAGAAAGTTCAAACTATCATACACTTGATGACGTTAAAAAGAAAATCCTTGAAGCCCAGCTGAACGAGATGATAAAACAGAAATATCAGTTTATAAATTATAACGGTCTACGCTCGCGACGTCTGGCCGAGATGACTTCTAACTTCACGCGGAATATATTTGATGATGCTGTTGTAATTATTGATGAGGCACACAATTTAATCAGCAGAATCGTGAATAAGCTTAAACGGGAAAAGGATGTACCTGAAGAAGACAAGCGAAAAAGGAAGGATGCGGCGAAGGAAGGAGAAAAAGAGGGCGCTGTAGATGAAGACAACCTCTTCGGCGAACACACCCCGCTCAATTTGGCCACCAAGTTGTATTACATGTTGTTGAGAGCGAAAAACGCCCGCATTGTATTATTATCTGGAACTCCGGTTATCAATTATCCTAACGAGTTCGCCATTATGTTTAATATTCTGCGAGGTTATATCAAAACATGGAAAATTCCACTGGTTATTAAAACCGCCAACAAGATTGATAAACAGGCGCTTAATAACATGTTACTTGGTGAGAAGTCGCTTGACTATTTGGACTACTCCCCTACCAGCAAAACGCTAACTATTACGCGAAACCCGTTTGGATTTAAAAATAAGGTTAAAAAGGGTACCGGATATCAGGGGGTAACCAATGTCAAGAAGGACGAAATTGGCGATGCTGTAATGGACACAGAGTTCACCTCTGACGACGACTTTGAGAGAAAAATAATCAGTATTTTAAAGCGAAATGACATTGATATTGTTCCGCAGGGGGTCCGCGTCGTTAATAAAAAGGCGCTCCCAGATGACTTGACCACATTCTTGAATAACTACATTAATGATAGCGACAAGAAACTTAAAAACGTTGACGCGTTAAAGCGAAGAATCATAGGCTTGTCCTCCTATTTTAGAAGTGCACAGGAGGGATTGCTCCCTCGGTATAGTAAACAACTCGGTGTTGATTATCACATAATCAGAATACCAATGAGCGATACACAATTTCGCATATACGAGGGTGCTCGTAAGGAGGAGAGAGAATATGAAAAGAAGAAAAAGGTACCTTCCGATACTGCTGATTTGTTTGAGGAAAAGGCGTCTACCTATCGTATATTCTCCCGTTTATTCTGCAATTTTATAATGCCTGATAGGCCTGTTCCGTTCAGTAAGAGGAAAAAGGAGGGCGAGGAAGAGGTCAAAGAGGGTGAAGCAAACGACATGGCACGTATAATTACTGAGGGCGCGCGCGTTGAAGCGACACAAGACGTTGAGGACGAACGAGAGGGTGAAATTGAAGGCGATGAAATTCTTGAAGCGGTCGGCGGCATTTCCTACAAGGAGCGACTTGAAGCTGCCATAAAAAATATCAAGGAACATTCCGATGACTTTTTGACTCCCGAAGCGCTTCAAACTTATAGCCCAAAATTCCTGCACATGTTAGAAAATATTCAAGATGAGGACAATCAAGGCTTACACCTGGTGTATAGTCAATTTAGAACCGCCGAAGGAATAGGCATTTTTAGCATGGTTCTTGAAAAGAACGGGTTCGCTCGGTTCCGGATTAAGAAGACACCGCTAAATGTGTGGGAAATTGATATACCCGATGTAGATGCAGGAAAACCAACCTATGCATTATATACCGGAACCGAAAGCAGCGAAGAAAAGGAAATATTGCGACATATCTATAATGGCGAATGGGGCCAGATCCCCGAAAGCATTGGTAGTGTATTAAAAGCGAAATACCATAACAATAATATGGGTGAGGTTATCAAGGTCTTCATGATTACATCGTCTGGTTCAGAAGGTATTAACTTACGAAACACGCGGTTCGTTCATATTATGGAACCCTATTGGCATCCGGTACGCTCAGAACAGGTTATTGGCCGTGCAAGACGTATTTGCAGTCACAAGGACCTACCACCAGCTCTGCAAACCGTGGAGGTTTTCATCTACCTTATGATATTCTCGGAACCACAGTTAAAGTCAGACGAGGCGATTGAATTAAAGAGAAAGGATTTGAGCAAGGCGATACCCAAGGTTCCCATTACAAGCGACCAATACCTGTTTGAAATCTCGGAAATCAAGGCAGGGCTGACAGCCCAGCTTACTGACGCGGTTAAGGAGTCATCGTTTGACTGCTATATTTACTCAAATGGTAAATGTGTAAACTTCGGCGATCCCTCGAACGATAAGTTTGCCTACGTACCCGGATTTACTGAACAGCAAAACGACTCGACTGTGCGTGCAAACAAAATGGCAATTGAGTGGGTCGGCAAACCAATTACGATTAATGGAGTCGAATATATATATAGACGGATCAGCAAGGATGTTTTGGATCTTTATGATATGGAGATTTATAAGCGAGCACAACTGGATGGCTCTATTGCGCCGTTAAAGGTCGGAACATATGAGATTAATGAGAAGGGAGAGAGAGTTGTAAAATTGGGCGGCCTCATTTAGCCGACATTAGTAACTCTATTAGTGTATCCATTTTAGCAGCTAATGCTGCAATTTGCCTCTCCATATTGGTGAGTCGGTCTTCGCGCGGATCTTCGTGCAATGAAAGTTGTATGTTATTTTGTGCGGCAGGTTCAGGTCCGACTCGTTTCAGCTTTTTAAAAATATTGGTCTCCAAGTCGTCGTCAGTCGAGTCTAAATTAGTTGCCGATATTTCCTTGTTTGCTCCCCATGTCACATTTTTCTTTCCTCCCTCGCTACTAATTGGTTCGTCTAAGTTTAAGAACTTAAACCTCGATGCGCTACTCGTTGTGTCCTGCTGAGTGGGAAATTTATCAGTTTTGACAGACGTTTCTTGCGGTTTTAACCAATTACTCGTTTGATTTATATCTGATGTATAATTGCGGTTAATCTGTTCAACCTCATAGTTTCTTTTAGCCGTCATCTCCTTAATTAGCCTGTCCATCCCTTCTATTGGCTTGTCCTCAACTTTATCAGTGAAATCTGGAGCCTGCGGGGCAGTCAGGGTCATTGTGCGGGTAAACTCATCCTGACGTCGGCTTAAATCCTTTTCAAATTGCGATTGGCGGTCCGTTTGGATCTCTTCATATGTGATTAATTCTTTTGGAGTCGGCTCGTCGGATATTTTGATCTTGTTTGGCATTTGCGGGACAAAGTGCTGTTTAATGTGAGCCAGAATCAATATGATGTACTTTTTATTCATGTCAACCAAATTGGTTGTTTTTGTTTTTTCCGTCTCAAAAAACCCCCTGACATTGTTCAGAAAAACCTGTGATATTTTGGATTGAGAATCCTTTGGTAAAAATTTGAAAATCTCTTCATCGCTAATTACTTCCCATAATGTTGAAATATTATCCTGATGCAAGAAGCCTGAAATATTCATTAATATATAACTACATATTGTTGTATTTATATATTTTTTAGAGTGAATCGTTAAAATAAATATGTCTGAACTTGTTCATATAGTCGTCTTTTAGTATGTGCGTTTTTAAATAGTGCCCGGTCAGTTTATCTTCAAGCATGTGCACAATAAAATAGAGAGAATATATACCACACTCAGTATTGCCATATTGATGTTCAATTCCCTCATTACTATCAAATTTAAAGTTAATTGGGGGAGACATCTCCAACCCCTGCTTCTTTAATCGGTCTACCAATGCCATAATTTGCGGCATAGGCTTGTCGCCGGTGCTATCATAGAAGAAAATCTTCTTCTTTTTAATATTAATAAACATTGAAATCCAGTGTTGACCAGGTTTGTCGTGCGGATCTGTATTAAATATAATACCAATCTTCGTTTTCCCTCGCTGAAGCTGGTGGCTGATACTTAGATTGCATAATTCGTCCCACACGCATTCGCCGTACAACTTCCTTGTATCAAAATCAATCGGGCTCGGGCCAATAAAATCAAAGCATTTATATGCCTTTTCATATTGTTTCATAACGTTCATAATATCTATGCTTGATAACCACTCATTTGGGTTTTTCTTCCACTCAGTAGGGGACTCGGGTGCAAATGAATCAGCCATATCGCTTTCAACTGGACCAAAAACGGCCCGCTGTCTAATCCAGCACGACTCCTTATTACACACGCCGCTC